TCGCCGGCATCAATCTCCCGTAACAGCGACACGAGCACGTCGCGCGGCGTCCATTTCGAGCCGTCAAGCTCCCTGCTGGCCCGGATTTCGCCTATCGACATAGGCGCCTTCGAGAAGTCGTCCATCACGACACCCGCCGCAGCGAGCGGGCCCCCGATACCACTTCGCCGGCTTGTTCGTACGTGTCGTTGGCCATGGTCAGTCCTCCACCTCGACGGGCTTGCCGTCGCGGAGCGTGTAGAATGTGTTGGGTTTGATGCCGTCTCTGCCGACGATGCCGGCCCAGGCATGGGTGATCTTGTCGTCTTTGGCACGCTCGACGAGGAATAGGGCGCACCCGATCTCGCCCGACGCTCGACCGTGTCGGCCCGTCGCAACCGCAGCGCCGCGCTCGCCGGTCGTAGAGGCCGCGCCGAAGGGGCCAGCCGCAATCGCAGCGCCGCAGTAGCCGGTAGCAGAGGCCTTGCCTTTTCGGTCCGTCGCAACCGCAGTGCCGCAGTAGCCCAACGCCGTGGCCTCGCCGCGGCGCCCAGTCGCAATCGCTGCGCCGCAGTAGCCCGACGCGGTGGCCGCGCCGTAGTTGCCTGTCGCAGAGGCAGCGCCGCAGCAGCCCGACGCCGTGGCTAAACCGCCGTAACCGGTCGCCGAGGCTGTGCCGCCGTGGCCCGACGCCGTGGCCGCGCCGTTGTGGCCTGTCGCAGAGGCTGTGCCACAGGTGTCGGTCGCCGAGGCTGCGCCGTGGTGGCCCGTCGCCAAGGCAGCGCCGCCGGGGCCCGTCGCCAAGGCAGCGCTGTAGTAGCCCGTCGCAATCGCAGCGCCCTGTTCACCGGTCGCCGAGGCAACGCCGCAGGGGCCGGTCGTGGATGCAGCGCCCTGCTCACCAGTCGCCGAGGCCGCGCCGTGGGGGCCCGTCGCCAAGGTAGCGCCGCTGTGCCCCGTCGCAAGCGCAGCGCCCTGCTCACCGGTCGCCGAGGCAACGCCGAAGGGGCCGGTCGCCGTATTCTGCGGCGGCTTGGCGCGGGCGAAGACGTACTCGACGGCACGCTCGATCATCTCGGGGAGCGAGAGCTCCTCCTCGATCATGATCCGAGACGCGGCGATCTTGCTGTCCTCGCCGCGCGACAGATCTCCGGAAAGCGTCACCTCAGCGAACCGGCTCGTCGCCGGGGCGTAGTAGCAGAACACGTCAAGCGGATGCTCGCAGGCGTGGAAGCCGCTTTCGCATGCCTTCACCTCGCCCTTGTGCTCGTAGGTATCGCCGACCTGGTATCGAAAGCCACGACATGTGAAGTCGCGGTTGAAGCCCTTGTAGGCAACAATGGGATCGTCGCTGAGCATAGCTCCTCCTCAATCGAAAACGGTGGCCGCAGCCACGGGTGTCGGGGGTTCTTCAGGAAAGGCGGCGGCCATGCACTCCGCCAGCGTGTCGCCCTCGAAGGCGAAGACGTTGCCGTCCTCGTCGTGAATCTCGAGGACTATGGGGGCGCGGGGCCGATAGGCGTATACGGCGAAGCCGAGAGTCGGGTTCTCGGCCCGGAGGTCATCCAAAGACCTCACTCGACGCCTCGTTCTTCGCTTCGCGGCTGGCGATGGCCTCAACCAGAAGGAGCTCGACCATCGCGGTGCGCGACCGCCGTTCGCGCCGTGCCATCTCCGCTATCTCTGCGGTGACGTCAGGCGGCAAGCGCAGGGATACCTGCACCCGACACGGGCCGGAGTCTGCCGGCGCCGCACGCAGGGCCTTCGCTCGCGCGCTCCACTTTGCTGCTTCCATGTTGCACCCTCATGAGATGTTGACGCTCTTGTTGTAATACGTTGCGCAATACGTGTCAACCGATTTCGTAATACGACTATCATACAAAACGCCCCGCCGGGCAGGGCGGGGCGCGTTGTCAGTCCTTCTTGTACCGCTTGGCGATGAAGCCGCCGGCAGCCAGCGGCAAGCCCTCCGCCCACGGCGGCAGCTCGCATATCAGCTGCTCGAAGCGGGCGAGGTCCGCGAAGCCGTCCGGCACCTCGGCGATCATCTCGTCGTAGACGTGTGCGATGATCGGGTAGCCGGCCGCCTCGGCTTTCATCATCCCGTGCACGAGGATGTCGCGGGCGATCGCCTGGACGACGTTCTCGAGGGCGAGGCCGCCGTAGAGGTCGAACCGCCGCCACTTCTTCGTGACGCTGTCGACGCCGAGCGCCGTTATGCGCGGCGCGGCCTCGCCGTCGATACGCACGTCGCCGGCGGCCTCCAGCCCTTGCGCCACGTCGATGTCGAGCGTGCCGTCCGGCGTCCACACGCCGTTGATGAGGCGCTGCACCCATACCTGCCGCTTCAGCTTCGGGTTGCCGTAGGCGAGGCAGCGCCCGGAGGGCAGGCGGCACCACAGGAAGCCCTTGGCGNCGAGGTANGTGACTTTCAGCACCTGCACCTTCACGCCCGGGTTCTCGATCGCTTCCCGGATGCCATCCTCGAGCAGTTTCCACGAGCCGGCNATGGCCGAGTTGGNGGCCCGCCAGCCGCGCTTGATGAGCTCACATGCGATCCACGCCTCGCGNGAAAGCGCATCCGTCTTGGCCGCCCCGTTCCGCAGGCACGCCTCGTAGCGCCGCACGGCGGCCTCGCGGTCCTCCTCGGTGGCGTTATCCCAGATCGGCCCGTACAGCGGGTCGAGTTTGACGCCGTAGAGCCGCGCCATCGAGTGGAAGGCCGACACCCCGCCGCCGTAGCCGAGGGCGAGCTCCGACACCTTGCCGACGGCCTGCCGCATCGGGTGCTTCTTGGTGATGACCTCGGTCGTCGTGTTCAGGATCTGCGCGGCCGTGCGCCGGTACATGTCCGGCAGCTCCGGGTTGGCGTTGATCTCGTGGAGGGCCTTCACCTTCCAGTCTTCGCCGGCGAACCAGGCGGCCACCGCTCCCTCGATGCCCACGTAGTCGGCCTGCACAAGCCGGTGCCCGGGCGCAGCCCAGATGAAGCTGCGGATCGCGTCGGAGATAAGATGCAGCGGCCGGCCGAGCTCGCCGGGGTACAGCGCGCGCAGCGCCTCCGGGTCGCCGGTGCGGATCGCGGCAAACAGGACGTCGGGGCGCGGCTTGGCGTCCTCGTAGACCTTGCGCGGGCGCGGCATGTTGGCGAAGTTGACGCCCATGCTTGTCCAGCGGCCCGTGCTGGCGCCGTGGTAGAGGAACGAGCCGCGCACACGGCCGTCGCTGTTTGCCCGGGCCAGCATGGACTTCAGTTTCGACACAGACGTCTTGGCGGCTTCCAGCCGGATCTCGATCGCCCGGCGAACGCGCTCCGGCAGGTCTTCCGCCGCGAGCATCTCCTCCAGGTCTGCTTTGGCGGCGGATGAGACGGGCAGCTCGTCGTCGCCCGCCAGCGCAGCGAGGAGATCGGGCGGCATGCCGGTAAGCTCCTCGTTGAGCCAGTCGACGAGCAGGCCGACCTGCGTCGTCGTGGGGACACGCCCGCCTGTCACTAGGCACATTTCCCGGTCCAGCTCGCGTCTGGCCTTCTCGGCGAGCTCGATCGCCGCGCGGGCCGACTCCACGTCGATGCGAATGCCGCGGTCATTGATGATCTCGCTCAGGACGTAGACGTCGTGCTCGAAGGTGGAGAGCGGCACAAGCCGGGCCGCGACCGCCTCCTCCGTGAGCACGTCCTTGCGGCGGTACTCGACAAATGCTGCGTAGTCTTCGGGGTGGTCCTCGGGCTCGTTGAAGTAGACGCCGGGCGGCTCGCCCCTGCGAGGGCGACGAGGCTTGGAGAACTTGTTGATGAGCGCCTTGCCGCGCGGGTCTTTGCGAACCTCAAGGCCGAGCGCTTCGCTNACCTGCTCGAGGGAACGCGGCAGGCCCATGGCGGCCGCTTCGGCGGCCGTGCACCAGAAGCGGTCGATNGCCGGCATCGGCCACCCTTCTCGCAGGTGCAGCTGCTTGAAGCAGTTGCGCTCGAACGAGGCGTTGAANGCGCGGATGCGGCCGCCGCGCTCNATGTGCTCCCGCAGGTCGTCCGGGCANGGCTGNCCGCGCTCCCAGTCCCGGAGCGGNCCGTCGCCGATGCGGTACGAGGCGCCGAGGGCAGCCCAGTGTGGGGACTCGAAGTAGGGGCCGGCGCCGCGCGTCTTGATGTCGACGTCGCTTCGCGTCTCGAAGTCGATGCGGCATTCAACGTCGTAGGTCATTCGAACACCTCGCAATAGGCGTGGAAGGCCGACATGAACTCGAGCCGGGCGCGCTCGGGCGACCAGCACTCGACCCGCACGCCGAGGGGCTCACCGGGCAAGTCCCACGCCGGCCCGTTTGCCATGAGCTGCGCCTTCTCGTCGTGCAGGATGCAAGTGTCGAGGTACTTGACCTCGTCGGGCCACGGCCAGGTCACTCCGAACCGCTCGGCGATGGCCCGCTCTACGGCGGCCTCCGCCTCCGCGTACCCGCTGACGCTGTGCTTCACGGGGCGCGGCAGGTCGCACAGATAGGCCTCGGCGGCGTCGTGCAAGAGCGCCGCCAGCCGGTTCTTCGGCGAGGCCTGGCGGGCGACGAGCACGCTGTGCTCGGCGACCGAGTAGAAACGCGAGCAGTGGCCGTTGTAGCGGCACTGCATGGACAGCGAGCGCGCGATGTCGTTGATGTCGACGTCCTCGGGCCGCGGGTCGAGCGGCCAGAACTGCTTGCCTGTGTAGGTCTGGATCCAGTCCCCTTTGCGCTGGCCGGTCATGGGGTGCAGCTCCCGATGATAACTAGGATGACGATGGCCCAGAACGGCGTCGCGCACGCCAGGCCAAAGAACAATCCGCGAGCGAAGTCCATTGGTAGTCTCCCGTGTTGGTCTCCATTCCGTACGTCAGTCAAACACTGACGGACGCGAGATAGCTCTCGATGAACGCGCGCCGCTGGCGCGACGATGGCGTTGCCGTAGGCGCGCAGGCGTCCCACTCGGGCGGGAGCCCCATGAGCCAGCGGGAATGTGCCGGGCTCAACTGGCCGCCACTTTCCATCCCGGCAGAAGAGCCAGTCAGCATCTCGCCAGTGGCCGTTAGTCGGGCCGCCAATCGCGGCCGCCTGCTGGCGCCGGCGGCGCGGTTGGCTTCTCGGACAGCACGTCACGCAGTGCGTCGATCGGATCGGGGCGGACAGAAATGCGCCACGACGTGCCGTCAGCGGTCACGTTGGCCTGCCATGCGTCGGCTGTGCGCCACAGGGTCAGGCCGTCGAGGCGGCCGCGGCGGGCCGCCTCCTCGATCAGGCGCTCGATCATCCGAAAACGCCCATTCCGAGCGCGGAACCGTAGAACTTCAGGAGCGCCATTTCCTCTTGCAGTTCCTCGGTGGCCTTGCGACGCATGGCGACCAGCTTGCGGATCGTCTTCGTGTCGTAGCCGCGGCCCTTCGCCTCGGCGTAGACCTCCTTGATGTCCTCGCCGAGGGAACGCTTCTCCTCCTCGAGCCGCTCGATGCGCTCGATGAACTGGCGCAGCTCGTCGCCGGCCACCGTCGACGACGCATCGCTGTTGTGGCCGATGCCGGGTTCAGTCATTGCGTGTCTCCTTCAGGTCTGGGCGCCCGGGCGCGCGGCCCGGGCTGTATGGCGTGTAAGTCGCTATTCAATACACATCACTCAAAGAGGCCGTTGGCGCCCTTGCCGGTCTTCGTCTCCTCGGGGGCCTCGCTGTCGTCCTCGATCTTCTCAGCCCACTTGTCGACGTCGACGCCGCCACCGCCGCCGAGGCGCTCGCCGTCCCGCACGACCTGGAACATCGAGATGGAGAACGACAGGCCCTTGCCCTTCTCGGTATTCTCCCACGTGAAGGCGTTGACGACCGCGTAGCCGTAGCAGCCGGAGTAGATCTCGTCCTTCGTCGCACCGATCTGCCGGTTCTTTCGGACGAGCCGCGGCGGGTACGCCTCGCCGGAGATGCAGCGGATGAAGATGTGGCCGGGGAAGCCGGCGTGCGGCTCGCCGGTCTTCTTCGACTTGCCCTGCGGCCCGTCGCCGTCGAGGAACGGGTTGTGGATGAGGCCGTCGCGGATCATGTTCCGGGCCTTCTCGCCCCACTCGGCAACCGCCGCCTCGAGCGCGACGTCCTGGAGGGTGATCGGCTTGCCGTCCTCGTCCCGGCCGAGCAGCTCGGTGCCCTTCGGGAAGAGGAGCGTGCAGCCGTATTGCTTCTTGCCGTTGCGGGCCTCGCGTGCCTCAAACAGGTTGTCGGCGAAAGCGAGACGCGCCAGCGGGGTACGAACGTCACGGGACCGTGCCATGCTCAATGCTCCATGTTGACGAACTTTTCGATCTTCGACTTGGCGGCGGGCCGGTTCGTCTTGTCGGCGCGCACCAGGTTCATGCCCGTGACTTCACGGGTCCACATGTTTTCGATAAGATGCTTCCGCTTCGCGCCGAGCATCTTCTCGATCTGCGCGGGGCTCTTGACCTTGCGGACGTAAGCCTCGTCCTCGGAGAGGCCGACGACATGGATGAGGTCGTGGACGACCTTGTCCTCGTCGGCGGCCCACTTCCGGTTGCCGATCTTCTCGACCAGCTGGTAGCCTGGGATCTGCACCCCGCTTTCGGCCTGTGCGTGCGCGTAGGCTCGCACTGCCTTAATCCAGCTCTCGATCATGTCGAGCATGTCGAGCTTTTCGGCGAGCTGCTCCGGCGACATCTCGTCGGGGCGGTTGGCGATCTGCGGCCGGTCCTCGTCATCGAACCAGACGCCGACCGCATCGAGCGCCTTCTGCTCCTGCTTCGGGCACACGCCTTCCGCCGGGCAGAACGTGCAGTGCGTGCCGGAGTTGAGATGCTTCGCCCACCACGCGGCGAACGGCATGTCGGCCAGCTCTCGCTTTGCGTTGGCGGAGCGCTGCATCGCCTCCAGCAGGTCGAGCGTCCAGCTGGCCAGCTCTGCGACGTGGAACGTTTCCGACCGAATGCGCCCGTCCTTGTGGGGCGCGCGTGGCTGCACGATCGTCACTCGTACCTGCTCGACGTCGAGGCCCTTGTTGGCGAGCAGGGCACCGAGCGCGTAGGTGCGGAGCTGCTTGTTCTCCTTCACCTCCACGACGCCCATGCCGTTCTTCAGGTCGACGACTTCCAGCAGCCGCTCGTCCGGGAAATAGAGGACGGCGTCGCTGGTCCCGCCGGCGTCAAACGGCGGGTCGAGCGGGGCGAGCGTGAAGTGCTGTTCGATCAGCAGCGAGGCGGCCGAGGCCGCACGCTCGCGGACATAGTCGACGTACTCCTGGGCCGAGTTGACGATCTCCTCATCAACCTCGATCTCATGCTGCTTCGTCTTCACGGTCGCACCGAGAGAGACGGAGCAGTCGCCGTTGCCGCGGAGCGCCTTCTCGGCGACCTCGTGGCAGGCCGTGCCGCGCGCGGCGTGGATGGTCTCCACTTCCGGCTTGGCGAGGCGCTCGGCCATTGCAATCGCGCCCGGGCAATTCCAGTTGCGATCGGTGGCCGACGCGCTCCATGTCGCATGTGAGCGCTGTGCGTGCTCAGTCATTGATCGGCTTCCTCTTGTAGGGGTTGACGACGATCATCTCGTCGATCGCCTCGCACGCCTTGGCGTAGTCCTCCGGCGTCGGCGGGATCTCGCTCAGCTTCGTGACGTGGTCGCCAAAGACGAGCTGGAGGCACCGCGGCCCGTCCTCCATGACGGCCTCCTGCCCGTACTTGGCCTGATAGGCCAGGAGCCGCTCCCTGACATCATCCTTCGTCTTGGCCGTTTCGGGCTCCTGCGCGGGCTCCTGCGCAAGCTCGGGTTCGGGCTCGGCGGCGGGCGCGTCCTCATTGATGGCGGCCTCGACCTTCGCGATGGCCTCGGCGAGGGCCTCCTGCGTATCCGGCACGTCGACCAGCTTGCACCCAAGGATCTCCGCGATGCGCGGCGAGGCCGCCATGCCGAATTTCTTGATGAAGCGGCCGACCGCGTGCCGCAGGTCGTCGAGCGTCAGCTTGCCGCCGGATGCCTTGGCGGCCTCCGCGGCCTCGTCTGCGGCGTCCTGCTCGACGGCGGTCGGGTCGACGCGGTTCTCGGGGCTGGCGGAGATGTTTGGCGTCGGCTCCGCCTTGGCGCGGCGCTTGCGCGGGCTGGCGGCGGGGGCCGGCTTGTCGGCCTCGTCGACGGGCGCGGGCGGCGCTTCGGCGGGCTTGTCAAACGGCAGCTCGGGCTCGTCCTGGAGCGAGCGGAGGGTGTCTGCGATCATGTCCGTGACGGCACCGCTGCCTGTGCTTGCCTCACGCACCGGCGTGCCCGCTTCTTCCTTGCGCACGTAGCCGAGAGCCGCCAGTGCGTCGTCGAGGTAGGTCTTGGCGTTGCCGCTGGCGCTGAACTCGTAGGGAATTTCGATGGATATCTTCAGGGTCATGGAGAAAGCACCTCTCGAATGGCGGACCATTTCCGCATGAGGATCGCCTGAAGGGCCTCGTCGATGCTGCCCTCCAGGGCGGCTACACGAACCCGGACCTGCCGGTCCTGGCCGTGATTGGTTACGCGCAGAGCAGCCTGCGCCATGTCCTTCGGAGTGAACGACGGTTCCACGAACACGAGCTCGGCAGCCGAGCTCAGGTCGATGGCCTCGCCGGCCGCCTGGATCTGGCCGACAAAGACGCGCGTGTCCGGGTCGTTCAGGAACTGCTGCTCGATGGCGCCGCGGGACTTTGCAGGCGTGGAGCCGTCAATACCGACGACGCCATAGGCGGCGAGGCCGTCGCGCAGCAGATGGATGACGTCAGTGTGCCACGCCATCAGGACGATCTTGTCGAGCCCGCACTCGAATTCTTCGCGGATTGCCTCGACGACGGCCTTCGCCTTGATCTCGCCCGTCAGACGGCGCAGCGGGCCGAGGTGCATCTCAAGATCCTTCGTCGTGCCCGCCTCGGCCACCTCGAGGATCTTTCGGTGATCGGCCGATGCTTCGATCTCGGTCCTGACCCGGGCTTTCACCTCGAGCGGCATGAGCTCGTAGACGGGCGCCGAGATGCCCACGTCTTCCTGCGTGCGCCGGAGCATGAAGCCGTCGAGCCGCGCTCGCAGCTCCTCAAGGTTGCGGCCTCCGATTACGACGTCGATGTACCGCGCGTAGGCGCCACGGCCGATCTTCTTCGGCTTGACCTTGCAATACCGCTTCATGAAAGCCGCGTAGCTCGTCACGTCCGGCCAGTCGCCGCTGGCGGCGAGCCGCTCCGGGCACAGCGCTCTCATCATCGGGTAGAGGTCATTCGGCGCGTTCGGGATAGGCGTTCCCGTTAGGCACCACACGCCGTCAGCCCGGCTCGTCAGCCCGCGCCATGCGCCGCGCAGTAGGTCGCCGTAGACTGCTTGCGTGCGCTTCGCCTCGACGTTCTTCGCGTAGTGGCTCTCGTCGAGGATGATCCGGTTCCACCTGCGAGCAAGGAGGCGGCCGAGGCTGTCCTTCGAGGCGATCGACGGCCACCCCGCTATCACGACCTGCGCCTTGGGCTCGGCGTGCCCCAGGATCTCGACGGAGCGACCGAGCGCCGACCATTGCGGGAACGCTCGTTTCCATACGGGCCTTCCCGATGCGGTCGTGACGACCAGGATGTTCTCGTCGAGGGTGAGGTCCGCCGCAATGATGCTNGCNCCTGTCTTGCCGACGCGGGGCGCGTCGGCGAGCAGTGCATACTGGCGTTCCGCGAGGAACCTTGCGCCGGAGATCTGTGTCGGTTTGGGGATCATCGGGAACACCAGGGCAGCGATGGCAGCGAGGAAAGGAGGCTGTCGTNCACCGCATATTGCGATGTCAGTCGTCAAATCATACACNGTGTACGACAGACGTCAAGNTCAGGGAAGATTGTTGCCGCAGGCNGCGTAGCCGGCNATGTCGACCCAGGAATCTTCGTGGCGCGGCTGGTTCTCCAGGCGAGCCAGCTTCATGTCGACCATCATCTGCGCCACATCGTGCGCATCGACGGTCACTTTGATGCCGTACCGGTTCAGGAAGTGGAGCTGCCAGCGGCGTGCGATCCGGTTGAAGTTGTCCTCCGGCGAGCCGTAGTTGAGGCCCCGGTCGGCGACCGCGTCGATGGCCTTCTCCAGCGTTTCCCGCTTTGTCGGGCGGCCGCTCGCGCTGCTTTGGTGGAGGCGCTCGTCGTCGGGCGCTTCCTTGCAGAAAACGAGCTTAACGAGGTCGAGAGGCGACGGGTCGTCGTTCGTGTACAAGCGGCCGCTGCTGGTGTAATAAACGTCGCTCACGCGCCACGGGAAAACGGAGCCGCCGACGTATTCGGCTGGGCCGACGANCNCACCGTNCCGCCGGCGGTAGTACGCACCTTGTTTCATCTCGACCGTCATGAAAACACTCCTTCTTCAGTCAGGGGNTATACGCGGAGGACGAGCCGTGGCTGGGCGGAGTAGCGTTTCTTGAACGAGCCTTCGACGATCTGGCTGTCGTCCACCCACACAACCATGTTCAGCGCGTCCGCCGC